TTCCTAAAGAAATGGGATTTTTCCAAAAGTATGGACAAATTTTTACAATTTTTAAATTTCATTTCTTATAAATACAAACTCCATTTTGATGACCTTACCAATGATTTCAAGGAGTTTGTTAAGGAAGAGCAATCTAATCTTATTGGAACCACATTAGAAGACGACTACAAGACTTTCTTGGATCAAAATGAATCTGAGTTGGAGGATTCCTTTAATGTAAAACACAACTTCCAGACCTCTACACGTGGTCTAAAAGTCCGTGGAGTTTACCCAACAATGGAGGAAGCCGAACTCAGATGTAAAATGTTACGTGAAATGGATCCAAGTCACGACGTATTTGTGGGTCCGGTTGGTTTATGGATGCCTTGGGATCCGGAGGCTTACAAGACTGGACGTGTTGAATATGTAGAGGAGGAGTTGAACCAGCTTATGCAAGAGAAAAACAAGAACGAGTCTTTCGCCAAGTCGGCATTTGAACAGCGTGTGAAAGATGCCAAGAAGAAGGCAATTGAAGAGAATGTCAAGTTGGCAGAGAAGACCGGAGCTACTTTAACTCAGACGATTGATTCTGATGGAAATTTAATTGGTGCAAACAGTGCTAGTACACAGGAGTCCTTCTTCAAGGATCAAGAGGACATTACATCAGCTGATATTAGCAAGGAGCTCTTTGAAGGTGATAATATTGTGGTTGGAAAGACTGATAATGGACAAAGTGAGCTTATTAGTGGACCCTTTGCCACCTTTGAGAAAGGTGGCGCCAAATAATTCCACCTTTGAGAAAGGTGGCGCCAAATAATTCCACCTTTGAGAAAGATGGAGCCAAATAAGTTTGATTTGCTCAACTTTTTAAAGTATATCCAGATCAGAGGATGAGTGTGAGTCAGAATCATAGTCATTAATTACATTTTTTTCACTATTATGTATTGGATTTCCAGTTGTTTTTTCAATTTCTTGATGTGCATTTTGACTAATAATATAAAATTTACGAGTTTTCAAACTAAAAATAATCAAATTGAATGAGAGACCAACCACACTACTCATAATTACATATGCATCATTTATACATATTGCATATGTCAATGCAAATAATCCAGAAATTATCCAAATAGACCATATTTTTGTTGTTATTTTTACTTCCACGTCATAAGTAATGGAATATATTTCTGGAAAATATCCAATAATTCCTAAAACATTTGCAATAATAGAAAAAACACCACAATACATGTACTTTTAAAAAAGGTTGAGTCAAAAATAAAAAGAGAAATAACGTAGTTTCACCTTTGGTAAATCTGGCTCCAAATATATGGTTTACTCAACTTTTTTGAAAAGTTGAAAAGTTGAAAGCTAAAAAAAATTGAAATAATTTTGCAGCAAATATTTGACTGCACAATTATTATGCAAACCCAGGCTATAATCAACCCAATAAATATGGACAATCTTCCTACTCCTCCTCCAAGAACTATTACTTATCCTACCAATCCAGATTGGTCTTTTGCTGGACAAGATACATATATGCTATCTAGTGCATACAAAATAATTCAAGGAAATGAAGCATGGAATCTCCTTAGAAATTTTCAAGGAGATTCCTTTATGTTTTCAAGAAATCCAAGAATTAAAAATTTGATGGACGATATAAATGATGCTTATGGCGGAGGACATAGTGGTTCCTCTATTGGCACCACAATGCGAAATATGCAGTATATAGCTAAGTATGGTTTTGATGAATATTTTCGTTTGAAGAGAAGTCAACGTTAATAATTGAATTTGAATGGTCGCAATAAAGAATATTTTATAACAAGTAATAACAATAATAAAAATAATTTTTTAATTAGTTTCTAATTTCAATAGACGTTTGTTAATTATATCCAGAGAACTATAAATACACTCTAATGCAGGAACTAATTCTTTATTTTCTTCTATTCTCATTCTTACACGTTTGTCTTCTGCCGAATTATGTGCGTGAGGCAGTTTGTCTTTACCTGTTCTAGCGTTTGGATTAGGATTTCCGCCTATATCGTAATTATTTCTATTTATTTCTCTTTCTTTTTTCATTTGGATAAAATCAAATAATTTTTCAAAATAACATTCAAATGTACCTTTTTTAGCGTTCTCTTCATCTAATAATTTTTGTTTTTTATGATTTTCTAATTCTAAAATTTTATTTTGTAAAATTACAATTTCACTTGTTATTTCATCATTTTGATCTTGTTTTGGACAATTTACTGAAAAATGTGATTCATTACCGCATATAAAACACTTATTATTTGTTCCGTTACTCATTTGATTTAATACATGAATCGTATTACTGTCTAATTTTATTGTAACAAATGAACCGCCTCTAACATTATCAATCCCATATTTATCCATATAAATTTTTGTATATTTATCCTCATCATAATCATCACAATTTGGTATTAGTTCTAAAACTTTTACTGGGTTATACAAGTTAGTCCAAGCAGAACCATTACTATCAAAATGTTCTTTTAATCTGAAGTTGGGGTTATTTGTTTTACCAATATAATATTTATTTTCTACTAATTGTAAAACATAAATATATACCATTGTTGTCTATTTATTAAAACTAATCTATTTTTAAATAATTTTTTATAACTTTACATCTTTTCTCATTTAAAACACCCATTATTAATAAAATTGATTTACTTTTTAATTATTAAATTTATCATACCACAAAATGCATAGGGTTTTTCAAAACATAGAAGGAACATCGTTTTTAGATAAGGGTAATTTCATAAATAAAGAATTATTAGAGAAATGTATTATAGATATTGAACCAAAATTAGAAGAACGCCCAGAAATAATTATTTTTGGAAAGAAATGTAAACAACAAAGAAATGTTGGATTCTTTTCAAATGAATCCATTGGATACAAATATTCAAAAAAAATGATGGGGTCAAAACCTCTATCACAATCTATGAGTGAATTATTACTCGTAATTAATATGGTAATTGGTGCGAATTTTAACGGAATATTAGTAAATAAATATATGGATGGTAATGATTATATTAGCGCACATTGTGACGATGAAACCGGATTAGATTCGGTAGGGGTAATTTCAATTTCCTATGGTTCCGAAAGAATATTCCGTATTCGTAATAAAGAAACAAAGGAAATTATGTGTGATGAATCAACTACACATTGTAGTATATTACATATGGGAGGTGATTTTCAAAAGTTATATACACACGAAATACCCATACAAAAAAAAATTAAAGAACCAAGAATTTCATTTACATTTCGTAAACACAATATGTAAAAAATGGGCGTTTACTACGAAGTGAAATGAGAAAATGTGTAAAAATACAAACAATTTATTAGTTATATAAGATTCTCACGATCACCATTTGGTTTTTTTCACATTTATCTTCGGTCCTTGTCCACGTTTCTTGGTATTGCTCGGATCATATTTCTCTTCTTCTTCATCTGACGGTATATCTTTGCTCAAATCCCAGAACTCTTTGCTTCCTAATTTGAAGTCATTGTGTGCATCTGCCTTATACCAGAAGACTTGATCCTGTAGTCTATTGGATTTTGCGTTGTTATTTATCACCAAGCACTCATAATTCTCTGTACATTGATCCATCACCTGACAAAATGACTCAAATGTGGGAAACATACCTGCATAATTCTCATAAATACGCTTTCTATTTGCGATGTAAGGTTCTCTCAAAATAAATACGTAATCAATGTTCGTTCTGAGCGTAGGTGGAATTCCTAATGGATACTGCATTGTGATGATCAACATAATCTTCCAATGGCGCCCATTCATAAAAAGGAGTCTCATCATCTTGTCTTTTGCCCAAGTCCCATCGTATAAACAATCATCTAAGATGACAAAAGCGCGAGGATCAATGTTGCTTTTTTTATAGGCCTCCATTTGCTTTTTCATTTCTCTCAAAACCCCTTTTTGCCTTTTCAAAACATTCTCAATAATAGCAGTATTGTACTCATTATGAATGAATAATTTTGGCACCATTTTACCGTAAAATCCGTTGCCTTCTTCTGTTCCTGCTACGACCACTCCTAGCGGGATATCTTGTTGATAATAAAGTAGATCTCTTACGAGATATGATTTGCCGGTATCACGACGACCAACCAAAACAACGACAGGTCCCTTGGCTTCGTGGATTTTGAAACTAATGGTTTTCATATCAAATTTCTTGAGTTCTAGCGACATTAATTTATAGAAATATTTTTTCAACTTGCTAAAAACGAATAATAATCAAACAAACGAAAATAAGTTTAAAATGATTATAATTTAATATATTATTTAGCTAATGACAACAGAGTGTGAAATAGTCGTCAGCTATGAAAAACGAAAAAATAGTGATCTATTTAAAACTTTAGAGAGAACAGACGGACTCTTTCTCTCTAATATACAAAATTATAGCCCAATTTATAGTCGTTTCTTTCGTCTAAATGAGACAAACTATAAGGCAGTGAATTTGAATAACGTAGCATATATTACAGAAGTAAAACCAAGAGAGAAAACAAATGACGAATCAGAGGATATAAATCCTAACCTTTATGAGTGTGTTATAAAAAACAGTAAAAATAATAAAACTCTGCATAAGGACGTATTTTTCAAGATGGCTCCATTATTAGATCCATACAAGTATTTAATTGGAAAATACAATTACAATGATCCAAGTTTATTTGTATTGCCAACATATAATTCTGCACCTGGTGATAGCCATCCTAAAATATTAGATTCCAATAATTCTTCTTATGTGGATGGATTTTTCTCTTTTATCTCTTCGCTTTTGATTCATAAACATAATTTTATTCACGGAGTGGATTATTATGGATCTTTTCTTGCTATTAAAAATAATTTCAAATTCAATGTGATTGATGATATTGATTATTTATGTAAATCCGATTTTTTCAATAAGTACAAGAATACTGAAATTTTCAGTATTGAAGAATATGAGTATTTGCTTGAAGATGATGATGAAATTGCAGAAGGATCTAAAAAACCTTTAATTAAAATAGATAATCAACATAATGAAAGCGTTAAATCCAACTTATCCATAAAATCAATCAATGATAATTTATATGAAGATCTATTTGAAGACGAAATGCCTACATTAAATGAAACACAGGTAACAAAATCAGAAGATCAACCCATTCAAACTATATTTACATTAGGTGATCTGAAAGAATGCGATGTTGACTTGGTAGACATTACAAATGAAATTATTTCTGAAAATAAACAGGCTGATATGAAGTCTTTGACAACAACTATTAAGTCAGGTTCTACTTGTTCATCACGTACATCTCATACTTCCGATAATGATAGCGAACAGGAATGTGATGAAGTTTCTAATGATGAAAAATCTGGTTGTAAAGATAATCATGTTGAAGCTGAAGAAGATGAGGACGATGACGATGATGAGGACGATGACGATGATGAGGAAGACTCTGATGATGAAGAGGAATGCTTGTATGCTACTATTCCGAAGTTCCCAGTACAGGTCATTTGTATGGAAAATTGTGAGACCACATTTGATGACCTGATTATGAACGAAGATTTGTCTCACGACGAATGGTTCTCAGCACTTATGCAAATTGTAATGATTCTTATTACTTACCAAAAAGTGTTTTCTTTTACTCACAATGATTTGCATACTAATAATATTATGTACAAGTCAACAAATAAAAAATTCATCTATTATTGTTATAAGAAGAAGTATTATAAAGTTCCCACATTTGGACGCATATTCAAGATGATTGATTTCGGTCGTAGTATATATAAATATGACGGCAAGGTCTTCTGTAGCGATAGCTTCCAAAACGGTGGGGATGCGGCGACACAATACAATACCGAACCTTATTTGAATGATAAGAAACCTCGTCTAGAACCCAATTACAGTTTTGATTTATGTCGCCTTGCTTGTTCCATTTTTGATTACCTTGTTGAAGAATTGGACGAAATCAAGGACTTATCAAAGTGTGAACCTATTGTCCGCATTATTGTAGAATGGTGTTTGGATGATAATGGAATTAATATTTTATACAAGAACAATGGTGCCGAAAGATATCCTGATTTCAAACTTTATAAGATGATCGCCAGATATGTTCATAATCATACTCCTCAAGCACAATTAGATAGACCGGAGTTTGCTGCATTCTTGATGTCCAAGTTACCCGAAGAACCCAGTTCAGTAATAGATATTGATGCTTTACCTTGTGTTTCTAATGCACTATAAGAAAAACAAAACAAAACAAAACAAAACAAAAATATAAATAAACAACGCGCGAAACTATTTATTTTATTTTAGTAGAATAAAATAAATGGCAAACTATGGATTTATCATTAGTCGTCACGTGAATTCAGAAAAAACGAATAATTATTGGAATGAATGTGTTCAATGTATTCAAAAATTTCACTGGGGAATTCCAATTGTTATTATTGATGACAATAGCAACTATGATTTTGTAAAATCAGAACGTGAATATCAAAATGTGGAGATTGTACAATCAGAATATCCAAAACGCGGTGAACTATTACCTTATTACTATTTTTTGAAAAATCATTATTGGGAAAATGCGGTGATTATTCACGACAGTGTATTTATTCAAACTCGCATCCCATATATAAAACTCAAAACAAATGTGCTACCATTATGGCATTTTGGAGGAGTTCATAGAAACGAAAATAAAGGTCAATGTTTAAGAATCGCAAGTCATCTTAAAAATAATATGGAAATCAAGAAAATGCTTTATTTTAACGACACTGATATTTCAAACACCATGTCTATTAATAGAAAAAAAAATAATTGGAATGGCGTTTTTGGAGTTCAGAGTTATATCAAGCATTCTTTTTTGGAGAAACTTCAACAAAAATATGCGCTTTTCAATATGTTGAATTGCATTCAATCTCGGCCAGATCGTTGTTGCTTAGAGAGAATAATGGGGATTATTTTCTTTTTGGAAGAGCCAACAGTTCGTAGTATACCTTCCTTATTTGGCAGCATAACAAATGTAATCATTAAATATGGAGAGATTTCATATGAAAATCACATAGAGACTTTGAAGAAAAATGGGAAGGCAAACTCTCCTTATGTGAAAGTGTGGACTGGACGCTAGTTCCACCTTTGGGAAAGGTGGAGCCAAATGTTTTGTTCAACTTTTTTGAAAAGTTTACGGGAGAGTTATAAAAGAAAATAATTTCATAATTAAGAGAGTAGAGGCTTACTAGAACCCAGGATTATCCACAAACACCGCAGGACTAACCACAATATTTTCACCTCCAGCTTCTTGAATCATCGGTTTCAATTGCTCAATAACAAAATTACCACAAATTACACTAAAATAAACCAATAAAGTATCACGAACAAGGAGCTTCAATGGTTTGCTTTCTTTATCCACAAATCGCATCTCAATAAATTTGACAATAAAAAAAACGGCGGAAATAATAGCAGCATCAACAAATATATTTCCCATACTTATAATGTAGTATTTCACAATCTTCTCAATAATTTTACGCAATTTTCAAAATATGATTATGAGACTATGATTGTAATTTATAAAATACCTAAAATAAATAAAATTTACTCATCATAATATATATGTCTCGTCTATTTCAACCTATTCCTGCAAAACCAGCTTTTGGAGTATTACAAAAAAATAAATATGCAAGTGATTATACCAAAAAGCTAAAACTAAAACAAACATTTGCATATTCTATCAAAGGTCAAACAAGATCTAACCTTAGCCAAGGCGATTTATTAGGTTTAAAAAATTGTGAGCTCAAAAATAATATTATTTTCAATAAATCCTATTTAGATAAAAGCAATTTAATTGCCGGTCTTTATAGTAAACAAAATCTGGAAAATGTTATAACTGTTTCATCTTCTAGTGAAACAAAAGAACCATACACAAGCACCACTATTGATCTTGATAACACACCATTTTATGGTTATTACAATATTGATCCTAATGGTTCCTTGTTTGGAAATACTCCTTGTGGGTTAAATAATTATACCAACTATATGGAAACAAATGTACCAATTATTGAGTCAAGCGCATCTTTGAAGTCTTGCATTCCAGTATGTAACTCATTACCAAGTCAAGTTTGTGCAAGATTATGCAATAAATAAATTTATAAATTTATAAAAATATAAAAATCACAACAGTCTTTTCATTTGATTGATCTCAGCCTCTTGTGCAACAACAATATTATTTGCCAAATTGATGACCTCGCTCCTAACAGCCTGTTTTCCAGAATTCGCCTTTTCCAGCAACTTCCTACTCGTAAGTAGAGCCATTGAATGATGTTCAATCATTTCGCTCAAGTATTGGTGCTCATCTATAAATGCCTGATTCTTATATAAATACACGATTATGCTCAGCAGAAAAAAAAGCACTATTAGGACGCCAGGCATTAAATCCCATTGTTGCATCATAAGCATCTCCAATATGACCATTGATAATCCCATGATAACAGCCAAATAAAGTTTCCCGACGCTGTTTGTAATATTAGAAAAAGAGTTACTCATAATAGAGCTCATAAAATAATATTGAATGACAAAGCTACCCACAAACATTATGATTAAAGGAATAATCATTGACTTAGATTTATGTTCATTCATAGTCTGTTGATTCACTAATATTTTCATTATAACTTATTATAACAAATAAAATTGAAAAACAAAATAATTGTTTGTTGTAATGCACAATACATAATAGAATTCTTGTTAAAGTTACACAATGAGTCTCTCATTACTTCCTCTAGATATTGTAAATCATATTTTATCCTATACTGGTAAGATAAAATATAGAAACGGAAAATATGTGAATCAAATTAACAAAGACGATGGAAGGTACAATTTCCTGCTAAAAATTCCACGCATTGTTTTGGATGATATGTATGAATACGTATATGAAGTACTTTTCAAGCCAACAAAGGCAGGATTGTATGTTGATTTAGAGAATGGCAAAATTATATATTCCTTCTGTTACGATGCTGAAGATCATCCGGAAATTTATTACTTATGGATAAGAGAATAAATAAAATTTAAAAAAAAATAGTATTTTCAATTTATCCTAAGACTTCAATATCCTCTATTAACAAATCAGGAATTAATTCTACAGAAGGTGGATCAATGACGTGTACATCCAGATTATCCAATGGAGATGCTTGATCAAAAATCTTGAGTTTCGGTAATGGTGCATCGTCATCTTCATCCTCTTCTTCTTCATTAGCCTTTCTCTGAGCGTGACGCATTTCACTTATTTGAGTTAATCTATCATCATCCTTTGGCGCACTTATAACAGCTTCTTTATTATTTTCATCAAGCACACTATCCATATCATTGAAACTCAACTTGGTTGAATTATCCTCTGGCAATAAAGGGATCTCAGAAGAGGCATCCGAAATAGCAGCAGACTCGGGCCCAATCTCACTGATAATCTGAGGTGGCGCCGCAGCAGCAAGCGCCTTTTGCTCGTCAATCTTCTTCTTCTCAGGATCTTCAATTTCCTGTTCCTTGATCTCCTCTACAACATCCTCTTCCACGGTTTCATCCATATATGCACGTAAAATTGTCTCAATCGGAATACTTTCTCTCACAGCATTCAAAATACACTCTTGAACAATGATCTCCAGTTCCCTGTTATGCTTCTGGATTTGAAGAGGAGGGATTCCGACCTCAAACAAGTAGACATTTTTGTAAACCTTGCGAGCAACATTCACATATACCTTATGAATAAAATCGTCCAATTTGGGAATATTCACATCAATCTTCTTTTGTTTTTGACCAGCACGCATCGCCGTTAAAATTTTTAACTGAATAATATGCACACAAGTAATCAAGTCTTCTAAATAACCACAGTTGCTTTTTTCAATAATACGCTGTCTCTCGGTTTCAATAATATTGGGATTCCATTTAGGGATGCGTGTAATGAAGTTCTGAAAGGTCATCAAATATTTGTCTATTTCATCATTTTCCTTACATAACTTGAAGGCTTCATCAAAAATGGATTTCAATCCCTCAATAATATGAGGAGTCAAAATTGTCAATAAACGAGATCCCCATTCGTTTTTGCTTTCGTGTAAACTAGACACATTAAAATCGTCCATTAATGATTTATAACAATTTAAAATATATACATTTCAAACTCAAAAACCAAATAACCCAATAACCCAATAACCCAATAATCAAACAACCCAATAACCCAATAACCCAATAACCCAATAACCAAACGCCTAAATAAAATCTTTAATTATTATAAGTATGTTTGTTGAATTAATATTTGTAACAATATTGCTGGGTTTATACCCAATTTTGATCAAGTCCGCACTAAACTATATATCTCCTGCTACATTTATGTTTGGTTTTGGGATTGCATTATTCATTTTTGAAATAATATATGGTTTAGTTCACTATAAATTCCTAAAAAAAGATTATCACACAATTATTAGAAAAAAATTCATTATTGGCATTTTTATTTTAACAGGGTTTGTCGTTTCATTGATGAATTTTTTAAATTATGATCTACTTAAAAAATACAAGGTATATTTTGTAACAGCATTTTTGTCTATCTATCCATTAGTTACTGCGTTGTTAAGTTATTATTTTTTCAAAGAAAAGATCAGCAAATTTGCATTTGTTGGTATATTATTTGTAGTACTTGGAATTATGATTATTAATTTTTCTGAATCATGATTGTCTTTACCCCTTTTAACATTTCAAACGCCGATTTTTCAATAGTATGAATTAATATTTTGTTCAATTGTTTGAATAAGTTTTTGAAAATCATAATTATTCATAATATTACTACAAACTAAGGTAGGCGGCCCTGTTGAACCAGGAAAATATTCATCTGGAGGATAAAATAGTTTATAGTTTTTTACTATACCGTCTAAATTACAATTTATTTTTTCTTGAATTTTACCTTTGTAATTTTTAGTTTCTTTATTAATTACACTACCAATTATATTATTATTAGGGAAATAATCAAAATCATGGATAATAATAATTTTAGCTTGATTTAAATAATATTCAAAACAACATTTTCTTGATAACCAAGGTGATGAATCAATAAACACAATTTCAAAGTCATTTAAATTGTTTTGCTTAATAAATTCTACCCATTTATTACCAGTTTCTAAGTTATCATCATTGCCTGCTTCTATATGGTATAATTTATGAAATGAATCGGACAACTCTTTATATTTATTTAACCATTCTAAATTAGATTCAATAGATACTAATTTTCTCTTAGTATTTTTTATTTGTTCTTTTATCATTTTTGTGCTTCCGTCTCCACAACCACATTCTAAAATATTACCATTTGTAAGTTTTATTATTTCAATAAAGAATGGTTGATGAGTATAGTATGAATTAGTTTTATAAGTTTCCATTATATGTTGTATTTTTTTATTTATAAAAATAGAACGTAAATTATAAATTAATCGGCGTTTGAAATTTTAAAAGGTGTAAAATAATCAAATAATCACATAAAAGTTATATTTTCTAAACTATGTGAATTGTTCAAAAAAAGAAAATTAAAAATAAACATTATTAGAATTTTCTCATTCCTCAATTCTTTCCTTATCTTATGAAATGCAAACAATAGTTCGTATTTCTTCTCTTCACACAAATCACCTCCAAAAAGATGATTGTTTTCAATCAACTGTATAATATCTAAACCACTATAACCTTTTTCATATAATTTGGTAGGAATATCAATGATCTTTTTATAGTTTATATTTTCTTTGAGCTTTATTAGCTCCTTTTTCAACCAATCGTTACGCTGTGTTTTTATTTCCTTCAATTTGAAGGTTTGACTTAAGTTATGCTGATATAAATTGATCATTTTTCCTGAAACGACGGGTTCTGCCACATAAATTTCACAAAAACGTGACAAAATCGGTTTCAATAATTTGTATTTGTCTTCAACAATAATGAAGAACCGTGTATTATGACTAAACAACTCAATGCATCTACGCAGTGCTGACTGTGCATCTGTTGTTAGTTTGTCTGCGTTCAGCAATATGACGCTCTTGAAAATATCACCGCCATTAGAATGAATATGAGTCTTTGCAAAAAATTTCAATTCATCTCTTATAAATTTAATTCCTTTTCCGTGTGCACAGTTCACATACATAACAAAAGATTTAATTTTATCTTTATCTCCATTATATATTTTATGAATGAAATTGCCAACAAGTTTGCGCTTTCCACTTCCGGAAGGACCATGAAATATAATGTTCGGTATTTTGTGTATTTGATAAAAATAATCCAGTTTTTCAACAATGTCTGGATGAATATTTAATAACATATTTGATGACATACTATTTGGTTACTATAATAGTTTGTGTATTTTTAATATGTTATTAAACGTAAAAGATTAATGGATTTAATTACAGAGCCCATGACCAAGGACGCACAAAATTCAATAATTTTTTTTTTCAATATATTCTTTCAAGAAACTGTCAAATGTTTCATATGACAAGTTATTAGGCATTTGATCTTTTGTACTTATCATAGAACGACAATGACAATCAGAATATTTTTTTGAAACATCAAACTTCCTGATTTTTTTATTGAAAGAATGGTGAATAATTTTTCTGGCATTATCAACTTGATTTTTATTATTTTGATTAAAATGTAAATTCACACAAATTTTAGAAGAAGGCAATCCAAAATAAATACAATTGTCTACAATATATTCATATTCTTCTGAATCCAAAAGTCCAAAAGTATCAGATAAACATAATAGATCCGGTTCATATTTCTCATAATAGTTCAATAATTTATGAATAATATAGTCGCTATCTATAACACCTTCCTCTGTCCATTCATTTGTACAAGAAATATACAATTTTGTTTTATTTTCTGGAACAGATTTTTTTAAAATATCAAATATTTGGTTTAGTTCTTTTTGCGATCTTGGAAAATTGAAATGAATAGGCGTTGTAAGAGAGAAACATTTGACACCTTTTTTTATAGCCAGATTTAGTTTCTCAGTATTATTTAAAGCCATATAAATATTTTTCTCTTTATCTCTTCCCCAAAATAATGGTTTTTCTTCACTTAATTCTTGAACTAAATCCAAAGAAGATAAAAATCCTGGTATCATTTCTGGATTCAAGAGAGAACCAATTTCTAAATTGTCTGGCTTATAATCCCACAAAATATTATAAAATATACTTTTCTTGTCTTGTATTGGCAATTGTGAGAAACAATTGCGCAATGAAACATCAAATAGTATTGGTTTTATATTTTCAACAGGTATTTTTCTTCTTTGCTTTGGCATTTGAATTGGCAATTTTTTTAAACTAGATTTGATAGGATTTAACATATTCAACATATTATAATATTATTGCCATTGTTTTTATGCTTTTTAATATTATAATATTTTCAACCCAATAGCTTCTAAACAGAAGTCGTCAAACTATGAGTGTAAGGGTTATTCCTGAATGCAGTCAAAATATCGGGATTAATGCGATCGCAACCAATCTTGCATTGATCATAATATTGGGGTGCCCTTATTTTACCAAAATTTTCGCTTGTCATATTTTGTCTTGGCATATTGGTTGGAACCCACATACGTGTATTATTTCGGTCAGTATCAATTCGTGCAACAGAAACATTCATATTTGCATTTAATAACTCCATATTTCCTTGGTTCGGGCGATTACGCACAGATATCTCCTTGGTCTCATTATTGGTCTGAAGGTAATCTGATTCGTAGCTTCTATAACCACTTGCATTTCCACCTGCACCATACATATCACAAGCCTCATTATCACGTTGGTTTGTGATTGGCTGTTGCTCATTTGTCATATAACCACCTCCTTCCATTTGGTTACCAACAAAGAAGTTTGGTGAATACAATGTGGTCTCCTTAATCGTAGTAGGAGTTACATCATTTGGATTCAATACATAACCATTATTGACATCAGAACCAGCTGCACCATAAACACGCATATTGCAAGAATATTCTTCCTTCCTTGTAGGATTTAAAACATCCATAAGTGGAGCAATGACAGCACCAATTGCACGGCTAAAACCACTGCGCATTGTATCCGGTTGTTTCATATTTGCACGATTGTTCAATGATCCTGTATGGCTCTTCAATGCATTGTCTAAATATTCATATCCACCTTGACCGCAAGCATTGGAGTGAGGAACATCCAATGTAGGTAGAATAACACGTTTGGATTCCTCAAATTTGGGTGGGCAATAAGTTGCGTTCTTATTTGCGGAAGCTACACCAACATAAGGTTGTGTAATATCATTACGTGCAGTATAGTGGATTTCTTGAACCGGGCGCAATGCTTGACCCTTTTCTTGACCAGTAGTAGTAAGCCAACGATCTTGTCCTTGAATAAAAAATGTATCTGGTTTGTTCTTTTCTACACGACCAATTTGCTCCTTGTATGGTGCGGCTTGGATCGCTGATGTTGCAGGGCCTTGATGATTATCTAGAGAGAACTCAGTCTTCGGATTTGTTGCTACACGTAACTCGTCTACTGTTTTAGGGAGCCAAGCATTACGATCTTCCATTCCCGAGTTGTAACCACCACTTCCAGATGCTGAATATCCTTGACCAAGACCAGGGCCAACATTTATGGTTTCAAACGGTTTCACATTAGCGTTGTTCATACCTGGATTGACACGTGACTGAAAGAAGTCGTTATTGTTAGGTGCACCAAACGCCCATTGCATTTGTGCCTCTGGTTTGAAAAGAGGTGCTTGTTCAATCTTCTTAATTATTTGGGACCCGCTACCAACCATATTATCTAAAATGGTTTCGCCTAGATTTGCGTCGTATAAGTGCCCCTTGATTTTTCCTCCATAAAAAGGAACCATATTGTTATGCTTGAATTCCTTGCTATCTAAATAATTTCCAGTTAATGAATACACTTGTTGAATATTATCACTTACATTGACTCCAGCAACTTGTTTTGTTTGATACAAGTTTTGGTTGAAGTATTTGTCCGTTGCCACATTTGGATTGGGATATGTCTTAACTGTTTCAACTATCTTATTCAAGTTCTCAACGGGGTAGTTCACTGGCATCGGATTAGAATTAGGCAATAATGTATTCATTGTTTTGTTTTGCTGTCTCTTACCCATATTCACGAATGACTCAGCAGTTGCTTTTTTTATATCATTTTGACCTTTATTTTGATTGCTTATGACATATGCACCACCTAATGCTAATAATGGTATTGCTAATTCCATGGTTATTATATATATAAACTATTATTTTTTATATATAATACATTTATTTTTCATAATAAGCCTAATACAAGTTCAGTTACCTGTCCCATTCTTGTTTTGCTTGCGCTTCTTATCCATTGCACTACTATCTTCAGGATCTTGTCCCTCTTCCAACTTCTGTGATGGAAGTAGAAACAAGTGTGAATTATTACCACAATTAATAGTCTGTACAAAATAATCTTTCTCTAAAATTCTTGTGCTTAAATTATTCTGGAAAGGCATACAAGTATTTTCCTGTGGGTTCAATGGCAATTTATACCAATCCACTTGTTCTAAATCACGATACATCCACGCCGGATTCGTTACCCTTGACTGACCAGTAGTAAGATCCTTACAAGTTGGATAACTCATTGGCTGAGAATCTACTTGATTCTTCGGATCAGTGAAAACATTTTTGGCTAAACAATCGTGATTCAACTTACGGGTCATACCAAACAATTCGCTCTCCAAGTTAACGCTATTCGTCATCAAATTACCACCCCAAGTTTGGATACGAATTTGTGGATCAGCCATATAAGATGGAGTAGCTCCATTACCAGGTACATTCAAAATCCATCTCCCCGGTCCAGTAGATTGCTGAAGTTGTTTCATTATTCTTGCATCATCGTCGTGAAATCGTGTAAATGCCATAATATTATTATATATTATTAATATTATATTCTGTTTTGCACTATTTATTTTTTTTCTTATCTCTTGTCTCTTCTTATGGGTAAGTAGATGGATTGTAGTTCACTGCATTTGGATCTATTGCCATATTGTAAGTGAAATCATATGATATGATTATCTTATCACAAGTAAACCATAAATAAACCTTATAATCACCTGCATCTAAAAATACATTTTCATTTCCAGTTGCAGCTAATATTCTGGCAGCAGGAAGTGCTCCTGAAACAATGTCTAATGGACAAGGATTTGTTGGAGTAAAAACATTTGTATTATAATCTGTAGAAGTATTTGTATTATAAAATCTAAAATAAATTCCAGCACTTGTAATTGGTGGAGATGGTACTATAATATTATATGCATTAAAAGACCAAGAAATATTATAATAACCAGAACTTTGTATAATAATTATGTTTGAAGGATCAACGCTAATATATTGTGAAAAGTTAGGTGTATTGTAACTATTATTTAAATCTGTTGTTGAAAGAGTTAGAAGTTGTAAAGGGTTTGCACCATATGATGGACCTGGTGGACCTTGGGGACCCAAACATCCAGTACCAGTATTTCCTTGACTACCCGTAGATCCTTGACTACCTTGTGGTCCTAATGGTCCAATTGGTCCTCCGGATCCTTGGGCACCTTGAGCGCCTTGAGGCCCATTGGTCTTCAAATTGCAGCAACGATTCGCTCCTAATCCAACATTTATTCCTAAATTATTGAAATTGACTGACATTCTTATATTATTATATTATTATAAGAATGTATTATATTTTTTATATAATTATACAAATTTATATAACTACTTCTACTGGATTGGGATTCATTTGAATATTAAATCTGTAACTAAAAGTCTCATTTGAGTCTGCTGCAAAATTGAGAATACATTCTATGGTATCACCATTTTCTCCAATTGTAAATGTTTCGGATCCAGATCCATATGAATAATCTGAACTATTTGTTATAAGAGGACACGGATTTGTTTCTGTAAACACATTGGTTCCATATGTACCAGCATTACCTAGAAAGGAAACATATATATAAGATTGTGGAGTAGAAACAATATAATTTTCAAAAGACCAATTAATTGAATAGGTTCCTTGAGGAAGTGTCATTATTGTTGAGTTTGTAAGGGGAATTTCTTGAAACCCTGGTTCTGAATTATAAATGAAATTTGTAATGTTATCTATTGTGAATTTATATAAATAGTTGGATCCAAATGGTGGACCTTGTGGGCCTTGTGGACCACGTTGGCCAACACCTCTTGGTCCCTGTGGACCTTGTGATCCTTGATAACCTGGCAAACCTTGAATCCCTTGCGATCCACTTAGACCTTGGGCTCCAACACGTCCTTGTGGAGCAATTCTAGTTGAATTGCAACATTTTTTTGCAGCTAAATATCTTGAAGAACTTGACATCTTATATTATATTTAATGTAGATAATATAAGATTTATTGTTTTATTTTACAAATTTATCTATGATTTACTCCAAAAGATCTACAAGTTTTCAACCATTTATATAATAATAACTTCTATACCAAGTATAGATTTTCATAAAATATTAGTATTAGTATTAGTATTAGTATTAGTATTTTTATTTGTATTATGCTTAAAATTTTAAACTAATATATCTAAAACAATCATTCCAGAAAAAGTAGTTCCTAATATTTTATAAAATACTTCACTAAGCATTTAATTATAGTGAGATTAAATTGTATTGTATCCGTAAATAGTTGCTTCCAAAGTAAAATTATTAGTATCACCTATTGAACTCTGTTGAATGGTTAATCCAGTAATAGTAGCGCCAGTCAAAGAAGAACAAGTAACAGTCCTGTCACTTGCTCCAGTTACAGCAAGATTATTGTAAACAGATTTACAATTTAATTCTACGATTTGTGCTGCTGTGTTCGCGAAACCGACATTTTTAATATCAAATATAACTTGCTTATTTGTTAATGCTGAAACAGCGAATACAAGAGGTGCTGAAGAAATTGTAGCATTAAGAGTGTAGACAGGAGAAACTACTGTAGAACTTATACTAGTAATTTCAAACCCGTACAGAGATGCTGTTGTAGGGACACCAGTTCCTAAAAACGCCTGTAGAGCGTAAGATGGGTATGCGGTGAATGAAACTTGAGTGGTAGGTGTTAAAACTATTTTGTAATTTTTGTAGGTTGAGTTAAAGAGAGAAGCAAAAGAAAGATTTTGTGCAGAACCAGACCCAGTAATTGCTACTTGAACAGCACCGAGGTAGACGAGACCGACTTGACCGAAAGTAGAAGCGACAGAAGCAGTGGACGGAGTCCCAGTAATCGTGTATGCAGATGCACTTAAAGTAGATGTAGACGGATTACACGAAAGTCCAGCGGTCTTTTGGATAGAACCAGTCCCAGTTGAAGAACTATCGCTAAAATTGAGATAATAAGTAGAATTCGTAGTCGTGTTTCGGGTAGTATACCCGAGGTAATTAATTGTGTTGGTGGTTGTTCCGTCAGTAAGAACAATCGTCTTAGAATTAGCGGTTTTTAACCCATTATTATCATATCTAAAAATCTCGCTTCCAGCACGATAAAACGAGTAGAAAGTTGGTGTTGTTCCGCTATTAAAAGCAGTAAATGAAGTGGGATTAATACGAACAGTAGATGAGTTAGTACCATCCGCACTTCCAAACATTTCTAACCCTGTAGGAAAAAAAGTATTAAACGACTGCGCGCTTGTGGTAGTATTGGTCGTTTGAACTACTAATGATGCTGGTGAGAGGTTCATTTCATTTAATACTGTTGAGTCATTTGCTTCATTCGTAATAACAGAATAACCATTAAGGGTCGTTGTAGAAATATCCGTATTAGAATTAAGGGTGATTGAATTAGTTGCGGCGTTTCCAGCAGTTAATACTGTAGACAAAGTTGGTGTTGGGGTATTTGCTTTATTGATAATATCATTCCAAGTTGCCGTGGTTGTATTACCAGTAAAAGCAATTGATATGTCTGTCGGTGTTAAAGTTGCAGTTGAATTGCCACCATCAGTTTGAAGGAATAAAGAAGGAGGGTCAATATTCGCCGTTATAATAACTTGTTGAGCATTGTTGTTATTCATTGTGATTTGTCCTATTCCATATATGGCGACGTGGTTAGCTGCATCTGTTAAAACCATATCATTTGGCGATTGAGAATTATTATGTCCGGCATTGTCTTGAAGAGTAATGCTACCAGCAGTCGTTGTATTTGTATAAAGTGGTGTTCCACTTGCGTTTATTGCTGTAAATCCATTACTTGTATAAGTGGTAGTTAGAAGAGAAGATGTGCTAATTATAGTACTAAAAGCATTAGAAATATTATTGTTATCAGCAGCATCGTTACTTAAATTAAATTGACCACCAGATAATACAGAAAAAGTATGAATATCTCCAGTTTGAATCTTTATATTATCTACATTAATTT